TTTAGCCATTTACACTCCTCCGATATTGGTGGTCGTTCCAGTTGTCCATAAATTCCAGCGGCTCCATGACCCGGTTGTCCCTGGTCAATATCGGGTCTCGCTCGACCGCTACCCTATGCCCTCCACCTTGGCCGGTGAAGCACTCCTGTCCCGGTGAAAATACGAAAACGACCAGGCCGTCCTCGCGCTCCTCCCTGAAGCCCATATTTGACCGGCGGATCATCTCGATGTTGGCTATATCATTCGCCGGGAGGATGGTCTTCCATCCATTCGCAAAGTTGACGCATCCGATCTCAAGACAACTCACCTCCCGCCAATGGTCCCGTGGGCGGTTGAGGACGTAATGGGTCAATAACCCTCGGCTAGTCATTCTCAAGCACCTTCATCCCAAGTGCCACTAATCCTCCAATGGTTCCGGTTGCCACTTCCACCATGTCGGCGTAGATCGCATACCCGGTGATACAACCCAGGAGGGCGATGGCAAGGAATATCTGCGGCCTGAGTTTCCCCATAGGAAACATGGCTACAACCGTATCCAATAAAGCCCGATGTCCGAGTGGTACATCGCTTGTTCTCTAATTCGGCAGATGCGGCAGACCCTAACGGCCCACTCCTCCGGATGCGGTCTCCACCAATGTCGGTTGAACCAGCACATCAATAGACCTTGACGGCGGCGAGTCTTACCAGTCGCCGCGGCCCCTCATATAGCCAGCCCAACATCACCGCGCCCCCGATGACGGCGACCAAACCGGCCAGGACTGGCAGGGCTAGGAGTCGCATAAGACGCCCACTCCGTAAGCCAGCCCGACCAGGAAGACCAGGCCGGTAAACATCAGGATACCGATGGCCCAGAATACGGTGGTCCAATCCAGGCTGAACCCATAACGGTTAATCCTATTACGCATCATCACTTGCCACCGTACCCGCCATAGTCCCGGCGCTCCCCGCTCGGCAATACCCCGATCTCTCCCAGCTCCCGGAGTACGTCCGCGAAGCCTTCATGGTCGCCCATGATGGTCGCCATCTGGTCGTTTGCCAGCACAAGGTCGGTCTCCAGGCCGCTTATCCGGTCACCGATGTCGTTGGTTATGGTCACCAGGGCTCCCGTTTGGTCGGTGTGGAGGTTCGTCCGGAGCGTCCGCTCGTTCTCCATCCGCTCGTTGATGGCGGCGATCTCCTCCTGGACGGTGGTTATCTGCTTGACCGCGTCGGTAACGTCATTCCGGACGGTCAGCACCCAGCCGATAAGGCCGACCGCTAGTAATACCAACGGGAGGACGGCGCCGATGAGTCCGAGATGTTTCACTATTGCACCAGTATCGGCGTATCGGTGATTGAATTTGTGATATTTTTTGCCTCGGTAGTCGCTTGAATAATGCAGCTCGCCTGATCCACGCCACTCCCGTCCCCGATCAGGTTACTTGACCCCATTGTTAGCGACCCTATACGCATCCGGTTGAGGTTGAGCGACCCGGTATGTGCCTTCACTCCCGAGAGTATCAACTGGTTCACATATGCCCCATTTGGGCCTGTAATGAACACCTGGACGCGGTCAACCACGCTGTTATCGACCAGATACTCCGAAGATAGCCTCTCCGACGAGAGGACTTGCTCCGGCACACTCGGCGACACCGTCGCGGCCAGGGTGTGCCCATCGCATTTCATCCCCGTGGTGAGGTTGGCAACCTGGGATTCTGACATGGAAAACGACGGAAAACTGCTCTCGGTAACGGTCATATTCCCCACAAACAGAAAAGCCTTGGCTCCAGTAACGCCGACACTCGCCGGGCGAATATCGAACGCCTCGGTGATGCCAGCGCGGCCCAACGATGTCGCGTTTATGCGTAGGGTACTGATCCGCGCCCCGTCACCTAGTCGAATAGATAACGTCTGGCTTTCCGTCCCGTCCGGGTAGTCCTCGTTCTTCTTGCCCATCGTCTGGAGTCCCGCGGTGGTCACCTGGTACTCGGCTGGCTCCGGCCAGTTGTATGTACTCGACGCCACATCTTTGATGGCGAAATAAAGCCCGACGCTCACCGCCGCCGCGCTGACCACGATAGCCAATACAACGACCGTCGAAACGTGCCGGTTAGCGAAGCCCACCCGAAACATTTTGAACGCCGGCAATCTGGGAGACGGTATCCGCCGGTCTCCCACCATTCGGCATATCTTCTCAAATAGCGTCATTTACCATTCTGTCCTGGTGCGCTGAATAATGACTGGAGGATGCCGGTGACCGGGATAGTTAAGATGGAGAGGGTCATTACCAAAGGTTCGACGTTGGATAAGACATGCTGGCTGGTGGTCGCTGAGATTATGATTCTGGACCCCAGGAATAACCAGGTGAACACGACCGGCGCCGCTATCACCAGTCGGACAATGTCCCCGGAGGTCATCTGTATCTTTTCGGACTTGTCGTCGGTCGCCTTTAATCGTGCTAATTCCTCCCTCGCGAGGCGCAATTCCTCCTGGAGAGCATCGTCCGCCGGCGTTGTCATCAGAAGGCGACATCATCCTGGCTTGTCCCTCTCCTGGTCGATACGCAGAAGTCCAGGTTCGAGAACGTCCCGGTGGTCGTGATCCGGAGATACCGTTCCACCGCCCCGCTGACCGTCACCCGCTCCGCCGTCGGGGCCGCTGCCGCGGCGACCGCCGTGAAGGACAGGACCGTGGCGAAGGCATCACTGGACCCGTTATCGCTGGACTGTTGAATGGTCACGGTCGGCGTCCCGGAATCGATGTCGGTTATCTCCAGGTATGCCACCATGCCGGCGCTACTCGCGGCGCCGTCGTCCCGGCTGGTCGAATTGCCAGCGCTGGAGTGAGTCTCCTTGCCGGTGGTCAGAGTGTCACACCAGTCCAGGGAGACGCCGTCCGCCTGGGTGTCGATGGTAAAGGACAACGACCCATCGGCCCCGCGGCTGGGATCGTAGTTGATCTGCTTCCCTACCAAACAAGCCGCAACGTCCCCGCGGGTCGCCCCGAATGCCCAGGTCACGATCCGGTCGGTGGTCACAAGTCCTTTGAAGGCGGCGTGTTCTTGCTCGGTCGCATCGTTGAACCAGGAGGAGACGCCGAGGTTGCCGTCCGACAGTCCCATCACCCGCTCGTGGGCGCTGGCATTGAGGCCGGTTATATCCAACAACTCGCGAGGACTTCCGGCGTTATCTATCGCCGCAACGTCCCCGCTGAGATCGTAACCGTGGACGAATATCTGTTGACCGAGTCCGCTTCCCTTTGCCATATCCTCTCCCTCAAGGGGTTATAGTTATTTCTTCGTACAGTTGGATGTCGAATGGGATCGTCGCCGTCCGGTATAAAGCCCCGCCCATGTCCAGCGTGGCGACCGTGGCCGACCCGACCGTGGAGTCGGTGCAGTTCCCGTCAAGGTTGGCGTCCGATCTTAACTTGGTGTCCACCTCCACCATCGCGTCCCAGAGTTCCAATTCGATGCTCTCCCGGACATCCGCCGACGCCTGGAGCCGGAAATAGGCCCGGACCATGATGGTCGTCGTGCTGCCGATGTCCGACAAGGTCTGCCACCCGTTGGTCCGCGCCTGGACCCAGTAGGCCAGGACGGGAGTCCCGGACAACGCCAGAGGCTCGGCCCGGATGACCGCAACGAAGGCCGGGTCAGTGATGGTCGATAGCAATACATCGATCCTGTCCAATGCTCCGGAGCGGCTCAATCGAACGCCTCGATCAAAGCCCCGCCGATGTACTTGTGATAGAGCGCGGCTTTGTCTCTCTCAATCGCGGCCGTAGCCTTCTCAAACATCCCATACAACGCCTCGATCTTCGGGGCATAGTGGATGCCGCCGGCGTTGAAGACGGCCAGATTGTCGGAAGGTTGACTGGCGGCGACCCGGCGCTTGAGGTCTCGCGACTTTGCGCCGTGGCGCGTCTTTGGGTCGGCCTTCCAATACTGCGAAGCCGGTGGGCCATATAACTGGTCTTTGACCTTGTTGGCCCCTTCCAGGGTCGCGATGTCGGACAGTCCTCGGTTGATGATTCCTTGCATGACCCGGAGGCCGGAACCGTCAAAGACCGGGCCGGTCACCTCAAAGTGGACGCCGAAAGGTTCCGCCATCAGAAGATCACTCCGTTGCTCGTCCCGGTCACTCTGAAGTCCTCCAGGGTCATCAAGACCGACCGGACCTCGCCCTCGGCCACCGTCATCGACATCTCCCCGGCGCCGATGCTTCCAGCAGACCCAAGGTCGCGGTTGCGGAAGGTCAGCTTGGCGA